TTATTCGCATGATACCCCGGATTCATGCAGTTTAGGGGTAATCAATGACAGTTTAAAAGTAGCATCTTCTTTTCCCTGTGCCATTGCTTTTTCATACCACCGGGCTGCTTCTTCATAATTTTGTTTGACACCTTGCCCATAATGGTATAGGAAACCGATATTGAATTGCGCATTGTCGATTCCTTGCTGTGCTGCCAAGTGGAAGTATTCAAATGCTTTCTCTAAGTCCTTTTTTACTCCATACCCGTTATAATAGTGGATTCCTACATTAAATTGGGCGTACGCATCCCCTTCGTCGGCAGCTAACATGAAATGATGGAATGCAACTTCTTCATCTTTATCTATTCCCCACCCTTTGTAATATATAACCCCCAGCATAAATGAAGAATCAATTATGCCTTGTGCTTCGGCTATGAAAAAATACGTTATGGCTCTATGATAATCCTGTGGTAGTATCTTCCCCTCGTAATATACCATTCCCATATAATGTAAAGCTATTGGATGTCCATGATCCGCAGCTAATTTTAACCATTTGATTGCTTCTGTCGGGTTTTGTTTTACCCCGTCCCCATAATAATAGGATTCACCTAATTTGAAAATGGCTTCCATATGTCCTTGTTCTGCTGCCAGACGACACCATTTTACAGCTTCTTCTAAGTCCATTAGCACTCCGTCTCCATTTCCATATATTGCTGCCATGTGGTATTGTGCACTTTTATTTCCCGTGTTTGCCACTATACGCATTGCTTCTATGGCAACAGCCTTTTCTTCGTCTGTTTCGGCTCTCTTAAACTCTTCTACAGCCGATAAAAATTGTAGCTGGCTATTATCACCAGCTACGATATTTTCCTGTCTATTGGAACTGTTTTCTTGTATCATCGCTCTATATATTTATGTTATAGAGCAAATTTATAAAATGGGGGAGTATTATCCGGGGTACTGTTCTAGACATATTATTATAGAGCACTGCAGGCTGCAATTACACCTAATAATACCACGGACCCACCAATAGTTAATATTTTCCTGCCTATTGTTTTCTTTCCTCGGATTTCATCTCTTTGCTTACGTTCAAGAATCAATTCTTTTACAATAACCTCATCACCAATTATCGAATATTCAAAAAAGTATTCTCCTCGTTTGGTAAAATTCTGTTCACATGCTTTCTTTACCATATCTAATATATTTCCATAATATTGAAATGTACCCCCTCTATTTTTTAGTCCACTATATCCATGTTCAAATGTTTTAGTTTCAACATGAATTTTTTTGGTAAAGAATATTTTGTCTTGACACTTATAATAATTCTCCCCATTTAATGTGTAGAAAATTGTTGAAGAAGGCTGTAAATTATTTAATTCGTCATTCACAATGTCCTCATCTAGTTTAACAATATTTATCCCCGTAGAATCTCCACATAACAATATATTGACATCTCCTGCATAATTCAATACTAACTTCTCCAATTTTCTTTCACACTCCTTTATCTGCTTAGCATACTTAGTATTTAGGTAATCAGTTGCTTTAGACTTAATGTCCGTTTCTTGATATATAGCTAAAATTTTCTCTACTTCCTTTTGCTTTTTTACCTGTTTTGCTTCTTCTTGCTTCCTTTGTTCCTCTAACTTCTTTTTTGCTTCTTCCGCTTCTTTCTTTTCTTTTGCTATTTGCTCTTTAGACTTATATATTTTAACGTCACCTTTTATCGTTAACCAAGCGATTCCTTGATAAGGGTTTAAATCTGTTGTCATTCTCCACGTCTTTTTCCTACGCACATCATATATTTTATAATCATAATTGACAACATCCAAATAACCAAACATTTTAAAGGCATTTATTGCAGAAGCAATAGCCCTATTTATAGCATCCAAATCTTCAAAACTACTGACGTTTTCTTGCTCAAATACTATTTTAGTCGGATGAAAATAAACATTTGTATTAAAGCCATAAGGAAGTCCTTTAACTATATAACATTCCGGAGTTTCCTCTGTTTTAAAATGTGCTTTTAACCATCTTTTTACTTCTACATCAGATTTTCCATCATCAATTTTTTCAAAGCATTGAAATACTAAATCCCGAAATTCGTACTTATTCTTTTGAGCAAACATAGAGCATGATATCAAACTCAATAGAATCACATATAACATCTTTTTCATATAGCTATTGATTGTTTTAGGTTTTTATTTATTTCTTCTCAATGTACTTGGCTTTCATTTTCCTGTTTCTGTAGCTCAAACTCTTCCCAAATAATTTCTTTTGTTGAATAGATATCTCCCACTGAAAACCATAAGATTGCAGCAATCAACCCATACATAAGTCCACCTATGGCCATTTGATAAGCTAAATAATGTTGTGGTAAAAAACTCAGCATCATGCCTCCCCAAATTATTATTATTAATACTCGCATAAATACAGAAAAAGCAGATAAATGCTTCTGTACTGAAACGAATTTACGTCCTGTCTTTACAAATTTCGAGGTCGTTTCTGAATTTGCCTCAACCCCTAATACATTGTTTAAATTTTCTTTTTCCATAGTATTCTTATTTTTGACGACGATATAATGTTAGAAAGAATATAAATCCAGAAAGAACAGCAAGCATTCCTATTACTGATTGGACAAAATATATAACATTTAAAGACGATAAAAGCCTTTCTATTCCATTACTTTCCACATAAGTAACTGTATATCCAATCACAGATATTAAGTCCGCTATAAACCACAGACAAAAACATATTGCCGCAAATAAAGACACCTTTTTCATAGGATTAGTAATTAATTCCCCTCAGCCCCCAAAAGGAAAGTTTATTACAAAAAAGAAAGCGTGGGAACTGTTAGAATTATCTGTTTTAGAGGTTCTGGACAAACCCATCACACGAGATAAAACGACACCCCACGCTCGACCGAATATATTACTCGTAAGTATATAAGGCAAGCATGAACGTTTGTATCGCCAATCCCCGTGTGATTTGAAATTGTCCAGATTTCTAATAACGGGATAAAGCTAAACGCTTTCATATAACCAATATGTCTACAATAAATTGCTTTATTGTGTGACAAATATAGTCAAATTTAGACGTCCTACAAACGTTTTCCGGGGTGTCGTCAAACAAATGTATATAAAACTCTATACTCAACAAGATTTTTAGGAAATAACTCCGATGAGAATTTCAAAATTGTATTTTCACCTCTCCACTTACAACATATAACAATCAGCACAACTCCATATTTCCATTTGACATATTTGCTATTCTTTTTTGATTAGTTATCAGATAGATATATTCTTTATTTTACCCCATCTTCATTGTTATTCTATACCCTATCATCCACCTCATCATTTGATGGAATCATCACTTATATGTTATACTCCCCATACTCATTCCTTTATGGGATAGGATATTTTCATTATCGAAGCCACCAATCATTCCTCATCACTTTTATTCTTCTATTAGGCTCTATAAGCCAAGATATTTATTAGGGAATAAATAACACCGACATGATGAGGTGTAATCCCTATACGGTTCTATTTCACAACTTATTTTTCTTTTAGACAGGTATATATAAAAAAGGGAACCATTTACGGCTCCCTCAGTATGTTTCTTTGTACTATCACAACTACCTTGCTTCTTCACTGTCCAAATCCACATCTTCCACTTCTCCACTTTGTAATCCCAACACATCTTTTGCATTTAGAGGAGTTACAACCTTTTCACCCGTCTTTTCTTCCAGTTCTATCCTTGCATTACGGGCAATCGTTCCACCTTGCCGGGCTACCTCTATATGCTCATTGAATGATTCCGGGTTTTGTGCTTCTGATATTTTCTTAGTAGACAGCTCTGCAAGCATATTCAACACCAATTCGGTATTAGTCATATTGTCCCGTAGATTCTCTTTCTTCAACCCTTTGAACTGTTTATATTCCTTAGCTGTCTTTCCTGCCCACGTCTTATAGATAATATCTGTTAGAGTAGCAAACTGTACACCCTCCTGTAATCCATGCCGTTTCCATTCATCCGTTAAGTCCTTACGGATTTCTATACTTTTGAGCCGTTGATTAATCCAGTTGTCGGAATATCCCAGCCGTTTATAGTCCAGCATTGCCTGCTGAATAGACAATTCCGGGTCCTGCATTCGGTCAAGCCGTTCCTTAGCTACCTGTGCCATCCACAATTTGAAAGGTTCAGCTTTAGGAGAGGGTATGGATTGTATCAATCGGAATAATTGTTCTGTATCAGCAACATCCGTCAAACGCATTTTGCCATCTTCAGCAGGTAATTTCAAACGGTTACAATTTGTAACCGTTTCATTTCCCTCTTTGGACATCCTGTTTTTCAGTACTTTCCAATAATTTCTTGCACCTTGATGATTGGGTTGTTCTGTCAATATCTCAATAACATCTACAATAGAGAAATACCATTCCTCTTTGTCGCTGTCCCATACGGTACGGACTTTCTTTTCCTCAAAGACTTTTATTGCATTCTGCTTTGTCATATCATTCTGCTTTTGATTGTTACAAATATACCTGTTAGGAATGAGTTATCCTAAATTTTACTCCTCGTTTGGCTCTCTTATAACCATTGAAACTATATCTTTGAATAAGTTATCCGCACTGCTATTTTGAATCCCTAATCCTTGTCATAAGCATCGGGGGATTCTGTAAACTTCCATGATAGATATTTTTCAATCTTCTCCGTTAATTCTGTCATTAAATCAGATTGTCCCATATACTCAGTAAATTGAGAGAAAGCCTTTTGCAATCTATCTTGAAGCCTTTTATGATATTGATAGTCGGTATCCTGTGGATTTTTTCTATGCTTAAATAGTTGTTCTTTAATATAATTGGGAAGATTGATAACACTATTAGCGACACACATACACCAATTTTCCAAATCTTTTGCTGATTTAATTTGTTCAAAAGTAACATCAAACAGTTTATCAGACATTTTTCCAATATCCTCGTAAGTTCCAAACCATTCTGAAATGAATTGCCAAAACACCTGTCTGTTATATAAATCCTTAGCCTTTAGTTGCCTGCCAAACACCTGTCGGATTTTAGCCTTTTTGAACTTCATTTCATACCTCAATAAATTTTTATTTTCTCTCTCCGGCAGAGGGCATCTTTCTCGCTTAAGGCGACGATTGCCCCTCTGCCGGGATTCTTGCCCCTTGTCATAAAAACGTAACATAGAACCATTAATAGGAAAGTATGTTGTACCATGCCATTTGTTAGGATGAGAACTTCCTAATGTTTGTAATTTAGAAATATAGAGGTCAGGAGAATATTTCATTTCAAAATTTTCTGCAATATCCACTTCCATTACATCAGCCTTGTCAATTGGCAGATTTAATTGTCGTCCCAATCTCTTTATCGCTTCTTTTGCATGAGCTAATGTCAACGTTTGAGTATTATTCCCATAATAATATTTAGAGAGGCTACCTTCAATCCTAACACGATTTTCTGTTACCGAAATACGAAGCCCACCAGTATAACCACAACCACCAGCTACCTGTTTATATTCACAGGTTTGAAAGATATTTAGAAGTACAGCTTGCCATTTATGACTATCCCCTATATCCTTTTTATGAATTAAAAATATAATCGTATCATACATACCACTAAATTTTTATATACAAATTCCATAATATTTATGGGTTATTATAATATTTGAGTTTTTCGAACCGCCAACCGTTCATCCATACTATTTACAAATTCCTCGGTTGTTTCCTGTCGTCGGGCTGTCATCCACTCCAACACTTCTTCCCGTCGGAACATTAGTTTCCGTCCATTATTACCGGGGCGGAAATATGGTATCTCATTTTTAGCTGTCAATTTATATATCGTGTTCTTTTTATACCCTGTTATTTTACAGCATACATCTATCCCAAATACTTCCGGGTAGTCTTTTAACTGTTTTTCGGGTCTATTGGCGCTCTGTACCTCGTTACTTGATTTAGTAGGGGTAACTCTAAGCATTCCGTTAATTATTGCCTGTAACGCTCTAATTTGATCCAAAGCCAAATCTTCCCATTGTGTCCTCAGAAATTCAATATCGTTGTTCTGCCAGGCACATTCAATGGCATCACCATGAAGTTCATTAATGAAGCCTATCTTTTCAATAGCGTTATATAGATAATCAACAGTCAAACCTGTTTTACCTTCTTTCCTCAAAAATTCTTCCTCATAGAATAAGTCATCCAATTCCCGTTGTGTCCACTTTAACTTTCCCTGCTGATACAATCTTACTTTATCAGCATATGTTTCAACAAAGTAGGTATCTTTCCACTCCACAATGGATTTTTCCACTTCTTTCAACGCTTGTTGGAGTCCTTTTTTATCTCCATGAGTTAAATTATCCATATAGGCATGTAAATCTTCTTCATGCAATTCGTCTGCTTCCCCTTGGAGCAACTTAGCTACTAAGTCGCTCAAAGGCATATTTAAGTCATAATTCATAGAGTATTTTAGAGTAATTGTGCTACTTTATCCATTATGTTTGTATCAAAGCTATCCAGATAAACATTGGTAGTTGTAAGGTTATTATGTCCCAGTGCTTGGCTAATTTGTTCCCGGGGTACGTTTTGATTTTGTAAAGTCATAGCCATTGTATGACGACTCACATGGAAAGTGATAGGCACTGCAAGGAAAAGCGTAGAGGTGAAGATTAAACGTAAGTCGTTTGAAATGAGCAATGTTTCTGTATTTTGCTAAATGTGGAAAATGCAAACGGTAACGGAATATTGAGGTCATTCGGTTACCAAACCGTTAGCCGGGCAGTTACCGAAACGGATGTCGGTAACGGTAGGCAATGAAAAGAAGTCCTCACCGTTTCGTTTGCGCTCATCCACAGTATTTTGCGTATCAAGGAACGCTTATAGACAGGCTAATTTTGCCAACAAAAAATATAAGCGTATGAAAGTGGAAAAATTCAAGGTGCTGCTCTACCTCAAAAAGAGCGAACCGGACAAGTCGGGCAAAGCCCCGATAATGGGAAGAATCACCGTAAACCGGAGTATGGCGCAATTCAGTTGCAAGCTGTCCTGCACTCCCGAATTGTGGAATCCTCGTGAAAGCCGTCTGAACGGCAAGGGCAAGGAGGCGGTGGAGACCAATGCCAAGATTGAAAAGTTGCTGTTGGCGGTGAACAACGCCTTCGATAACCTTGTAAGCCGTAAAGTGGATTTTGATGCCACCGATGTGAAGAATCATTTTCAAGGCAGCATGGAAACGCAGATGACGCTCATGAAAATGACGGACGTTGTCTGTGACGACCTCAAAGCCCGTATCGGCATAGACCGTGCGAAAGGCACTTACCCCGGCTATCACTATATGCGTCTGACACTCGGGGAGTTCATCAGGCACAGGTACAAGGTCAGGGACTTGGCATTCGGGCAATTGACGGAGCAGTTCATCCACGACTATCAGGCTTTCGCCATGGAAGAGAAAGGCTATGCAATTGATACCGTCCGCCACCATCTTGCCATTCTGAAAAAGATCTGTCGCCTTGCCTACAAAAAAGGGTATGCCGAGAAATGCCATTTCCAGCATTTTGCCCTGCCCAAACAATCGGAAAGGACACCACGGGCATTGAGCCGTGAATCGTTCGAGAAAATCCGTGACGTGGAAATACCTGCTTACAGAAAATCCCACATGCTGGCACGTGACCTTTTCCTGTTTGCCTGCTACACGGGCGTATCATACGCCGATGCGGTTTCTATTACGAATGAAAACTTGTACACAGACGACAACGGGGCGTTGTGGCTGAAATACCGTCGGAAGAAGAACGAGCATAGGGCGAGCGTGAAGCTCCTTCCCGAAGCGTTGGCATTGCTTGAAAAATACAAGGACGAGACAAGGGAAACGCTTTTCCCGATAATCCACCATCCGAACATGAAGCGGCACATGAAAGCGTTGGCGGCACTGGCAGGCATCAAGGATGATTTGTGCTATCATCAGGCGAGGCACAGCTTCGCCTCGCTGATTACGCTTGAAGCAGGTGTGCCGATAGAAACCATCAGCAGGATGCTGGGACATTCCGACATTTCCACAACACAGGTCTATGCCCGTGTCAGCCCGAAGAAACTTTTCGAGGACATGGACAAGTTCATAGAAGCCACCAAAGATTTTCAATTAGTTCTTTAATCCTTTAATACAGAAAACTATATGCGAAGCACATTTTCACTTTTACCCTACATTAACCGCAGCAAAGTAAAGGCTGACGGTACGACCGCCATACTCTGCCGCATAACCATTGACGGCAAACAGACTGCCATCAGTACGGGGATTTATTGCCGACCGGAAGAATGGAACAGCAAGAAAAACGAGATTAAATCCGTAAGGGAAAATAACCGCTTACGAGAATATTTACGACTGACAGAGGAAGCCTACAATGAGATACTGAAATCGCAAGGTGTGGTCAGTGCCGAGATTTTGAAGAACCACATATCCTTGAACAACATCCATCCGACCACTCTTCTACAGATGGGAGAATGGGAACGTGAGCGGTTGAAGAAGCATTCCGAAGAAATAGACTCGACTTCTTCCTATCGAAGTTCAATGTATTATCAGAAGTACCTGACGGATTTTCTTACGTCCATCGGTAAAAAGGACATTCCCCTTGAAGAAGTGACGGAGGATTTCGGCAAGTCCTACAAAGCCCACTTGAAGAAATGCAAGAACTTCGGGGCTTCCCAGACCAACCATTGCCTGCGTTGGCTGAACCGACTGTTGTACCTTGCAGTAGACAAGGAGATTCTCCGTGTAAATCCCTGTGAGGACTTGGAATATGAGACAAAGCCGGAAGCAAGGCACAGGTACATCAGCCGTGAGGAGTTCAAGAAGATACTTTCCACACCGATGTATGACAAGCGTATGGAACTGGCAAGACGGGCTTTCATATTTTCCACCCTGACGGGACTGGCGTATGTGGACATCAAACTTCTTCATCCCCACCATATCGGAACAAACGCTGATGGCAGACGGTACATCCGCATCAACCGAAAAAAGACAAAGGTGGAGGCATTCATACCCTTACATCCCATAGCGGAGCGGATATTGTCGCTGTATAACACGACCGATGACGAGAAGCCCGTGTTTCCTCTTCCCAACCGTGATGCCCTATGGTTTGAGGTTCACGAGTTGGGAATAACCATAGGGAAAGAGGAAAACTTGACCTATCACCAAAGTCGGCACAGTTTCGGAACATTTTTGATTTCGGCAGATATACCGATTGAGAGTATCGCCAAGATGATGGGACACTCCAATATTCGGACGACACAGGGTTATGCACGGATAACCGATGATAAAATCTCAAAGGACATGGACAAGCTGATGGAACGCAGAAAGATGCAATTTACCTGCGAAAAAACAAATAACAGTAAATAAACAATATCAATTCAGCATATTATGAAAAGAGGAATAATAACAATCAGTGAAACGGGTGCTGTCATTATGCCGACCGCACCCGTGTGGATGACGCAATTTGAGATTGCCGACCTGTTCGGTGTGTTCTCCTGCGATGTCCGCAAGGCGATACGGGTAATCTACAAGAACAAGGAACTGAATGAAGCCGATACAATGCGATATATCAGACAACCAGACGGTATCAGCTGTGACACTTACAACCTTGAAATGGTCGTAGCCGTTGCATTCAGGATATGCAGTAAAGAAAGTATTCTGTTCAGACGGTTTGTAATAAGTGAAATCTGCGCCACCAAGAAAGGGAATCCGTTCACACTGTTCTTCTCTTGTGGCAGAGGTAACAACCGATGGTATAGTTGAAGTCCATCCCGCCAGCCACTTGTTCCCAATGTCGGATGCAAAGGTAGCGTGTGGCTCTGACGGCATTGGCAAGGTCAGGCGGCAGAGCCGTTCCGTGGACAATCTTCCTCTTTCAGAGCGTATTCTCCACGGAAACCTTGCCACTGCCCGCCACACGCAAAAGAGGCATCCGTGGGCGGAAACAAGCGACTGACGGGAAATCAGAAGATAGAAAGGAACGGCTTACAGACGAAGCAAGATATTGATGCTTCATCCGTAAGCCGTTCCTTTTTGCCGAGAGTTCATTGCTCCGCAATCATGGGGCAGACGGCAAACTGCGCTCCTTCAAGAAAATCAGGTTGCCCTCTGTCGGTAGGCGGAGCGGTATCCGTCAGCCAGCATCCTTTCGATGTCCGATTCACGGTAGAGGATTTTGCCGCCTAATTGTATGTAGGGTATGCGACCCTCGTTGCGGTAGTCCTGAAGCGTACGGCGGCTCACTTTCAGCCGTGCCGACACCTCCTTGTCGGTGAAGAAACGCTCGCCGCCTAATGTCGGGCGGTAGTGAGCGGTCAGATGCTCTACATTGTCCAGCAGCCGGTCAAGGCTGCCCATGAAATGGATTATCCACTCGTTGTCTCTGTTAATCAGTTCGTTCATATTACTTTGGATTTAGTGGAATTATTGTTGTTACTCTATTCGGTTATCAGATTGTCCTGCCCTTGAACTTCGCTTCCTTTCGTTTGTCCTCCACGATGGAAACGATACGCTTCACATCTTCGGGACGGTAGTAGGTTTTGTGATTGATTTGGCTATATGCCAATGTGCCGTTATCCCGAAGAGTCTGCAACGTGCGTGGGCTGATGTTGAGCATCCGGCACACGTCCTGATTATCCATCCACTCGCTCATTGTCTTTTCTCCATGCCGCCGGCAGACGGCATCCATACGGCGTACAAAATGGTCGAACTTGGCGACCATCGCCTCAAAGGTCTTTCTTTCGATTGATACGATTTCCATATTGTCTTTCTTTTAATTGTTACTGTTTCTTTTGCCGCAAAGGAATACAGAATCAGCTGTTCTGCAATGGATTTCTCCAAAGTGGCAGCGTGTTGCGCCGATACGGTAGCCTTTGTCCGGGTTACCGTTTTTCTTTTAGTCGTTATCATTCCTTTTTCCGCAAAGAAATATACAATCCGTTACCCGACAATGGATTTTCCGGAAGTGGCAGCATGTGGCACAGGGTGGTAGCGGTTGGCTTAGGCACAGCTCACCGATAGCCCGATCCGTTCAGCCCTTAATTCCGATATTTAATAAAGAAGTCACAGTCAAAATAAGAGCTTAATTCTGAAATTGCCCGTGCCTGAACCTTTACCCCCTGGGGCATTCACATCCGGCAAATCGGTGAAATCCTCACCGATGTTTCTATCGCCATACGGCAAAACCGCACAAAATTGCCTAAGAGAATCCGAATGCTTGACCTATTGAATCACAGGCAGTTATTTTGCTTCCGACAATCGGTCGACTATGCGCATACAGACCACGAGTATTAACTTTTAAAATGTAACAAGATGGCAAAGAAAAGAAATTACGAGAACGATGAAGCGTACAAGAACTTCAGACTGGAAGACTATCTGCCTTCCATGAACAGACGTGAGCCGGAAGCAAAGATTTCCGAGCCGGAGCAAGACACAGCCACGGAAGAGACGGCACTCTTTCCTCCGTTGGATGCACCGGACATATCCGCAATACAGGCTGCGGCTTCAGAAACAATCCGACCTGACGGGCAGGATGTACAGGAGGATGAAGCTGGAACCGACGATGCCGATGAAGAGGATGTGGAGATCGCTTCGGTTGAAACGGAAATACCCGTTAAACGGACTGTTACCGGACGCATCAGCAGCAAACAACGCAGACTCTCTTTGGAGGAGTATCGCTCCACGTATCTGCAAGTTCCCAGAATCACAGACCGCAAGCCTGTGTTCGTCAGCGGTGAGGTGCGTGACAGGCTGGATGAGATAGTCCGCCGTCTCGGAGGCAGGGGGATGAGCGTGTCGGGGCTGGTCGAAAACCTCGCCCGTCAGCACTTCGCCTCCTACGGAAACGACATCGAACAGTGGCGTAAATTGTAGGAATTAAGACAAGACCGACGGGGTGTGTTCGGGGTATCTTTCATAGATGCTCAAAATCACTTGTAACGAAGTTTGGAGGGAGCAAGTTTATGTTTCGGGCAGACCGAAACCGCTTGCCCCGCTCCAAACCTCGCAGGGAAGGCACATCCCGTTGGTCTATTCTTCATGTAATCATTGCACTTAGTGAATACATTAAATTTTAGGATATTATGGACAACGAAAAGAGAAAGGACAACGGACGGGAACGAGCCAACAAGGGCGGTCGCCCCGTCAAGGGAGCTGCCGAGAAACTGAAATACCGTATCACGGTAAAGATGGCAACGGAGGACTACTACCTGTTGAAGTCCAAGGCGAAGTCGGCAGGAATTTCAGCCAGTGAATTTATCCGTGGTTGCATCACGAAAGGCGGAGTGAAAGAACGGCTCTCGAAAGAACACGGCGACCTTATCCGCAAACTGTGCGGCATGGCGAACAACCTGAACCAGTTGGCGAGAAAAGCGAATGCGGAGGGCTACACTTCCGTGTTCATACCCTGTCGCACACTGGTGATAGAGATAGACAACCTTGTAAACCGGATACGCCTATGATAGCCAAAATCATGAAAGGCTCGGACTTCAAGGGTGTGGTTTACTACATTCTGAACGATGAAAAAGGTACTCAAATCATAGATGCGGACGGCTTATTTTTGGAAAATAACGACACGATAGCGCAGGGATTCACCGGTCAGGCACGGATGAATCCGAGGGTGACAAAGGCTGTCGGGCATATCGCATTGAGCTTCTCAAAGGAGGATGCGCCACGGCTGAACAATGCGGTCATGGCTCGGATAGCCCGTGAGTATATGGAGCGGATGGGCATCAAGGATACGCAATACATCATCGGGCGGCACTTCGACAAGGAGCATCCGCACGTGCATATAGCGTTCAACCGTATCGACAATAACGGCAAGACCATTTCCGACAGGAATGACCGCTTTCGCAGCGAGCGCATCTGCAAGGAGCTTATCAAAAAATACGGGCTTCACTTTGCCAATGGTAAGGAGCAAGTGAAGGTAGAGCGTTTGCGAGAGCCGGACAAGACGAGGTACGGGCTATATCAAATCTTGAAGGCGGAAGTCGGCAGATGCAAGGATTGGAACACCTTGCTTGAACGGTTGAAGCGGCAGGGCGTCGATGTGCAGTTCAAGTACAAGGGGCAGACAAACGAAATTCAAGGTATAGTCTTTACGATGAACGGCTACCGCTTCAACGGCTCGAAGATAGACCGCGCTTTCAGCTATTCCAAGATTGACGCGGCATTGAGCCGTAACAATTACGAGGAACGACAGATGCGACCGCAACCACATCCGCAATCTAATCGGGACGAGATAAGCCAAATTTCAGATAGTGGCGGCAATCTTATCGAGGGGTCTTTAGGCTTGTTTTCTCCAAGCAATCAACCGGAGGAACAGCAGCCTTATGATCCTTATTTGAGAAACAAGAAAAAGAAGAAACAACGTAAAATCAATTGGTAACTATGGCAGACAATAACAATGTATTCATCCTCTTTGAGGAAATCAAGACAACCTTAAATGGCATCAAAAGTAAATTGGAAGAGTTGCCCGACGTGGCAGACCGACAGCCTCAAATCGGGAATGACAAGCCGGATTTATCCCCGATTAAGGAGGCTGTTGTGGAAACGACAAAGGCTCAATCCGAAGAGATTAAGGACTTGTTGGCAAGGCAATGGGAGGCTTATGCACAGGTGACAACCGTGATTTTGAAGCGAATCGGTTTCCTTGAAGAACAGTTTAAAGTACCGGATGTTCAACAGCAACTGCCCCGACAGGATCATATCCACAGGCACAGCTTCGACATCAAATCGAGCAAGGTCTTTTCTTTCGTTGTGGGGATTGGTGTGATATGCGCCTTGTCCCTGTGGGGCAACATCGGACAATGGCAGTCCAAACGTCAGTATGCCGATGATGCGCTGAAGTTCCGTGCCATCCGCTCTTGGGGCGGATGCAATGCCAATGATGTGCTTTGGCTGAACAAGGTGTTCGACATCCGCCGGGACGAAAAAGCCATCGAGTGGGTACGGAAACAGGCGGACGGATATGGCACGACTTTGAAAGCCGTTTCCGACAGCATCATGCAGGAAGACATGAAAGGCAAATCTCCGACCGATAACCTTAAATCCGATTGATATATGGCATCGGTAAAGGTCAAGTTCCGCCCTTCGACTGTCGTAGACAAGGAAGGGACAATATACTACCAAGTCATCCATAACCGAGTAATCCGTCAGATAAAGACGGATTACCGGGTGTTCAGGGAGGAATGGAATGAGAAAAGCGGTGTAGTAATTCTTTCTGCCAATGGAAGAACAGATATTCTACGTTCGATAAAGGAACGTATCGGATGGGATTTGAAGAGGCTGAAAGCCATCATTGGAAGAATGGAAAACAGCGGTAATGTTTTCACGGCAGATAGTATTGTGGAGGAATATCAAGAGGCCACAAGGGAACAATCCTTCTTCCGGTTCATGGAGGGTGTCATTGTTCGTCTGAAACTGCTTAACAAGGAACGGACAGCGGAGAATTATGCAGCCACGCTAAAAAGCTTCATGCGCTTCCGGGAAGATAGCGATGTCCTGTTGGACGAATTTAGCTCCGACCTTATGATGGAATATGAGGCTTACATGAAGGCGCAGGATATAACCATGAACACAGTCTCATTCTATATGCGCATACTCCGTGCGGTGTATAATCGTGCCGTGGAGAAAGGACTGACGGAACAGCGCAATCCATTCCGGCACGTCTATACAGGCATAGACAAGACCGTGAAACGTGCCATTCCACTGAAAGCCATTAAACAGATTAAGGAATTGGACTTGTCCATGAATCCGTCATTGGAGTTTGCAAGGGATATGTTCCTCTTCTCGTTCTATACACGTGGAATGTCGTTCATTGACATGGCCTACTTGAAAAAGAAAGACTTACAGAATGGAATCCTTTCTTACCGCAGACGCAAGACGGGGCAACAGCTTTTCATCAGGTGGGAGAAGTGTATGCAGGAAATAGTCGACAAATACCAGAGAAATGGGACTGATTACCTGCTGCCTATAATCAATAAGGTGGGTAATGAGCAGCGACAATACCGTAATGCACTACGCCTCGTCAATAACAAGCTAAAAGAAATAGCAATAATCGTAGGATTGCAAGTGAATCTCACTATGTATGTCAGCCGCCATTCTTGGGCAAGCATAGCAAAGAACAAGAATGTACCGCTTTCCGTCATCAGCGAGGGAATGGGACATGATTCCGAGGCGACTACTCAAATCTATCTGGCATCATTGGACAATTCTTTGGTGGACAAGGCGAACGAGATGATATTGAAAAATCTGTAGGAGTGTGTTTAGCAAAATAGGTTATCTCTTCGTAAGAGAGGGATTTGTCGGTGTAAAAATACTCAAAATAGCGCAAATCAAAGAATGTATCGGGGAGAAAATCAACTTTTTATATCAAAAAACATAGAAAGAACATAGAAATGTTTAGCAAAAAGATAACTATCATGATTTGAAGTGTTGATTTTTAGTACGTTTCTATCCTAATCCCTCTCTTACGAAGAGAGGGAGAAAAATTCGACGTAAAAGATAAGAAATGGAAAAGAAAAGTCTTTATATTGTCATAGGAATAGTTATGAGCATTGTGTTATGCGCATTGAGTGGATGTGGATATGATAGAATTGGAACTTCTTCTGAAAAAAGTAAGATCCGTCCAATTCTCGTTATAGCCTTTCTCTAATAAATCGGTTAAGTTATGAGATTAGAAAAGTGGTTTATTTCAAACTTGGATGATTCGCAAAGAAAAATCATCATACAAAGTATAACCGATGATATAATAGTACAAGGAGCGGCTGGTAGTGGAAAAACGAATCTCGCCATCCATCGTGCTCTACAGGCAAAAAATAAAGGAAGTTATGCTATTGTCATTTTTACCGTGGCCTTGAAGAGAATGATAGCATATGGTATGCAGGCACTTGGTTTAGACAAGGAACGTATAGCATATGAATGGGCTTGGACTCACCGCGGTTTCGATTTGACTGGAGATGTGTATTGGGAGAAAGGAAATAGAAATACGCTCTATTTGGTAAATGATTTAAGCGTCAGAAAATTTGAACGCACAGAAAAGGACAAGACTACCTATGGAATTGACTTCGCAGATTGGGTTGATTATAAGTTCTACTCTGCCTTTGGACGAAGAGTTAGTTGGTTTAGAGAAATTCCATACACATCAGGCTTTAGCGTGACAAATACAGAAAAATTTGAACTGATTCCAAGTGGAACCATGTACAAACAATCTGAAGACCGTATTGATTATCTCATCATCGATGAAGCGCAAGATTTCAACGTATCAGACTATCAATCAAGAATGATAGCCCATAGAGGAAAAAGCCTTTCCTTGTTTGGGGATTCTGTACAACAAATGAACTTCAATGGTAGTTCCATTGATGAAATTGCTAAAACTTTGGGATATAAACGTTTCTCGTTAGATTACAATTATCGTTTGCCAAAGACCATAGCAAAAGTAGCTCAGCAAATTCAAAGTGTCAAGGTGGATTTGATGACAAATAACATGAAAGATGGTGGTAATAGCGACTATCCTAATTATCCAAAACCCATTATCACGAAATACTCTTCCAAAGAGAAAGAGTTAGAAGGCATCTTAAATAGGATAAAAATGGAAGATTTGGACGATGTGGCAATCTTGGTTCCTGATGAGAGTGACGTGCGTGAAGTAAACGATTTTTTAACACAAAGAGGGATAAATACTCAGGTGCATTATCGAACTGGAAATGTCGTTCCTTTTAGGACAATCAACACTTTGGATTTTTCAAATAACGACCTACCATGTATTCTTACATACTATGCAGCAAAAGGGTCTGAATTCGACAATGTTTTTGTTCCATTTGCTAATGAGGCGAATACCTGTAAAAGGAATGCTTTCTATGTAGCATGTACTCGTTCTTCACGTAATCTTTATATTTCCTACACGGGCAAGAAAACATCATTTTTAAAAGATGTATCGAAGGAATATGTTGTTGAAATAGAAAATAATTAGAAATATGTTTTATTATATAGGCATAAATTCATGGAACTTACTGGAGTCGTTTGTTTCAGAAAGTATATCTCCATTCTCTTTCTATCAAGTAAGAGGATATGGCAACAATTTGAGCCGTTATATAGATGGAACAAATGAAAGAGTTAACTATCTTATCTTGTCAACAAAGGAAATAGAGGGTGATTACGTATTAAAAGTCAATGAGGAAATTTTGGACAAATCAAATATAACTCCAGTCAAGAAAAGTAAAACCCTATTTACATATAGTAAAACAATTTATTACAAAAAGGGTGCTGTCGCTTTTCTGTTCTCTTCGAATGATTTACTTGAATCTTTTGTTGCAGAATCACAAATATTGTTTGAGGTAAAATGTATAGAAAAATATAAATCTGAATTCGTGATAAATACAGGTAAAACAAAGAAGCCTTTGGTTACTGATAGAATTGCGAATTCCTTTTCTTTTCAGCGTCATGAATACATTGTCCAAGACAATGTTTATGATAGATTAAAGGGAATGATTGTTGCATACACCCATGCAATGGTATTTGCAGAGGACCCTCATGAGCAACGACTTTCATGCCAATTGCGAGATTTGAAAAATTCATTTGCAGGATTAAATACGCAAGTAATGGTTTCTGAAAGTGCAGTTTCGAATGCAGGTGAATATATGTCACTTATAAAAAAAGCCAAGGCTGCATATAACGGAATCATTAAGACAAAAACGAATTTGTTCGACATTCTTATTCAATTGTTCTCAGAAATCATAAAATTGTCTAAGGCGCGTGCGGATGAACTCTCAGAAAACAAGCAAGTAAGCGGTACTGACAGAATAGAGAATTTAATGGCTCAAAAAGAAGAATTAGAAAATAAGCTTTACAACATAGAATATCGTGATGGCATTTCTGATTTGGTTGAAGAATTAAACTCTATAAAGAATCAAGAACTCAACAATGGCATCAAGATGGGTAAAACACGTGAATATTTCAAAAAGGGGACTTTGGAATATGAACGCAAACAATATCTCAAAAACAAAATCAAAAAATACGAAGAAGATAATGACGAGTACAAATCCATTAAACAAGACATATGTAATATAAAACAGCAGATAACTAACATTGATACAGGAGCTTCTGTGTATGACACGACTTTGGGAGCATTGTTTGTTCGTGTCAGTGAAATTATGAATGAACTTATCAGTAAAGCAAAAACATCAAGCAAAAATAATGGTCAAGTTAATTATTCATGCCTATCGTTAAGAAACTCTGCTGTGAGTATTGATGTAAACGCTTCTGTTGAAGAGAAAGCGTTTCTTGACATTATTATTAATGAAGCTCTAAAAAGTGAGAAAAGAGTGTTGTCTGACGATGTGGTTCTGAACCTCATAGTAGAATCAGCCAATAAATACAAGTGCCGAGAATATGCGAATACAGAAAATGGCAAGCTAATACTTCGTAGTCTTCGAGAGTTTTGGGCATACAAGCATAATCAATGTTCTTCATTCAGCATACCAAATAATCTGGTTGTACTGAAGTCCTTGATGGCGTTCTTTATTAAGCCTTTTGGCTTTGACCAAATAGAACGATATGTTCAAAATAAAGGTGTGGAAAATAAAGAGTACGGGTACATGCTAAGAGGAGCCTTTATCGGATACGCAGCTTTCCCAAAAACTTTTACCGATGCTCTTTATGGCGATAAGAATATTTACATTCCTATGGATGAATATCTAACAACAATACACAAACAGGTCGAAGCGCAATACCCCTGCGATTGACTTGTGAACAATGAAATGGGGTTTAAAAAGAAAAACTTATGGGAGTATTAAAATTGTCTGTTATAGAAGAACAGAACAAACAACTCAAAAACAAATTGAGAATTGCAGGACAAAAAGGCAATGTTGTTCGCATTAGTAATTGCTATTGTCCTTGTGAGTGCTTCATTAGAGAAGGCGAAATCACAATGTGTGATGACGTTGCCTCTGCAGGAAGTTGGAACATTGATTAAAATCACTAATTGAAGGAGAGCCATTGTTTTATTACTTTGGCTTTCCTTATTTTAAATTTATGGAGTCCATTGCTTTTCAAACCCAACATAGCAATTATTATCTGTATAGTCCATCAACGAAGACGATATTGCCTTTGCCCAAAGACCTGTACGATATCATATCAAATGGTAAAAATAAAGAGACCGAGACCCTTCGACAATTAAGGGAATATGGTTACATCGATGATTTTACCTCATCGTTAGATGCATGCATAACAGGCAATGCAATACAAAATGCATTGATAAATTTGTCCCAAATCATATTCGAAACGACGACACTCTGTAACCTCAGATGCGAGTATTGCTGTTATAGCGAAGGTTATGATACATTTGACAGCAGAAGGGGCGTTTTGGGGAATCTGAAATTTGAAACAGCAAAAAGCATCATTGACTATTTGGTCGTTCTTTTTCAGCGCGAAGCAAAATCGGATGCGCCTAAAGAGCCTTTTGCCATCAGCTTTTACGGAGGTGAGCCATTGGTAAACTTTGATGTCATTCGTCAAATTGTTGAATATGCCAAATGTGTTGAATTTCGAAATCGTTCACTATTTTTTACGATGACGACAAATGCAATGCTTTTATCAAAGCATGCCGACTTTTTGTCACATCATAATTTCAAAATGTTGATTAGCCTTGACGGAAACAAAGAACATGACTCTTATCGAAAAACCCCTAATGGCTCCCCATCGTTCGACATCGTAATGAAGAACTTAATGGATGTTGAAAGTATGTTCCCAAAATGGTTTGCAACATTTCGATATAATGCCGTTTTTTCCAATATAAGTGACGTTAGGAATATAGTTGAATGGTTTAAATCTCAATTAAATACGACACCAAATTTTAGCCCAGTTCATACTCCTACAAAGGACACAAAAAATGGAGATAGGATATTGTCTATGCTCAAAACTTTTGAAATTCCTGAAGATATTGCGTTGGAGCATGGCTTAATCACTCAAAATCCTCTTTTTAATAGAATATTGCTATTTAGTACAAGACTATTGAATAATTCATTTAATAAAGAGACAGACTTACTCATAGATGACAATACAGACAACAAGATACTGCCAACAGGTACCTGTATTCCTTTCTCAAAACGAATGTTCGTAAGTTACGATGGGAAAATACATCCATGTGAGAAAGTAAACAGGGATTCACCATTAGGATTTATAGACAACAATGGATGTGTCCGTATTGATTGCAATGATATTGCAAGTAGATTCATGAAAAGGATTACAGAATTTTCATTCTTGTGCAAGAAATGCTATATGCAGTTTTGTTGTACAAAATGTTCTTTTTGTTATAGCAATGGTAAGTGCGAAGAATTTACATCTAAGAATAAGTTTGCAAAGCTATTGTCAGAGGCTGTATCATACATAGAGTCACACCCGAATATAATAGAAATTCTTGAAAATAATATTATTATAAAATGAATAGACTGTATATATTTTTCCCACATTGCTATATCAAAGCGACATCAACCGAACTGCTCATATATGACACTATAACGTTCAAAGGTGTATATCTGAAAGACGTTGTATTGGCTAACCATAATATAGACAGATTAAACCGATTTGGCTATATCGAGGAGAACTGCGACACCAAGTTCTTGCTGCAAAAGATAGCTACTAACCACTTTGGATATTACATCCAGTATGATGGGTTTATGCCATACATCCCAGAAAGAAAATTAAGGATTGCAACTTCACTACAGAAGGAAAAGAAGGCTTTAGGCTATAATCTCACGTCATACACAAATATGATGCTGACATCCCTTACATTATTACTGAACAATACAATATTCACATATCTTAATGCGTTCTCATACCAACAATTAGAATACCCAGATACTAATTGTGTAGAAATTGACATGGAAAAGATTTCCCTGCAACTTCGTTCTTTTTGTTTGGAGAAAATCATATTGTCAGGAGAATTATCATATGGTAAGTTAGAGAAGTTTCTTGAATATGCAAGAGATCGAAATATACAGGTTATCTACCGAATTCATTATTTAGCATATCCTTTTTCTTATATTAAAGAAATCCTACGTAAATTTGATTCGCTGGTAATTGAGTTGTTGGTAGACTCTCACACGCCGTTTCATATGCTAAACTTTAACGAAGAAAGATTGCTATATAAATATATAATAACATCGATTTCTGATGTGGACAAAATATCAAAGATAGGAAAGGATGTAATTCTCTGCCCGGTCTTTTTGGATACAAAGACAATTACTTTACAGTCACAAATGATTATGACTAAAGATGAAATTCTTCAATCATGCCATACACTAAAAGAATGTTATGTAAAAGAGTATATAAATCCCTCTTGTTTCGGCCATTTAACTATCAATTTTAATGGTGAAGTTTGTTGCTTAAATGAAAGAATAGAATCTTTGCGAGATATGGATTTACCTTACATTATAAACAAGTGGGTTGGTTCACAGGGCTGTCTTTGGTATCTTGCAAGAAATAAAAGATGTTGTTGCAAGGAATGTGCTATTCAAGTTCTGTGCCCATCGGTTTCAATATATGAACTGCTAAACATATATAAGTGCCCTTGTACGGTTTAGTCTAATAAAAGAAAGAATCCTTTCGTAAACAGGAATTTCATCCTCTATAACAGTTTGTATTTCAAAAAAATAATGCTACCTTTGCATTTGAAGCCAGCGTTCTTTTGATTTAATGCAAAACAAGGTAAGATACGGAACTTCGCTCGTTTCCAAATCGTTACCTATCAAGAAACAATTCTTTGTAAGTCGTTTGTTTTCAATGGGAAAGAATTTGGGTAATGTCTTCTCCAATGGTAGGCAATCGGCTTATCTATACCACATAATTTGGCAATGATTTTTAACCGTATATCCATATTAGTTAATGCAGTCATTGGAAATACTTTGTCTTCTTTTCCTGTACCCCTATACTTTTCTATGATTTGGATAGGAATGTCCAATAATTTTACGCTGAACGGAGTACCTGTTTTTTGTCGGAACATACTTATCCAAAGGCTACCATCTTCTTCTTTTGTCAAATATTTCCAAGTAAATTTTCTGACATCGGAATAAGCCATTCCGGTGAACGAAGAAAAAATAAACATATCACGGGCAAATACTAAGGTCTGACGTTCAAGAGAGATTGTCAATAGTCGTTCAAATTCTTCGGCAGTAAGCGATTTGATTTTGGTCTTACATTTTTGAGGCTTATAACCGAAAAATGGCGGACGGCTTATCAAGCCTCGATATAAAGCTATCCTTACTGCTTTTTGGAGTAGTATAATTCTTCCATTTACTGTTTCAGGTTGTAGTTTTCGTTCCGCAAGTAGATACAAAGCGAATGATTCAATAAAAGATAAATCCAATTGTGTCAGGGGTATGTCCTGAACATTATATTTGGCACGTATAAACCGTTCCAAGTGCATTTGGGCATTCAGGTATTTCACATAAGTGCTGTGTGCCCTGTCTATACCTACCCGTAAGTGAAACTCCTGAACCAGTTCGTTAAAAAATCCAAGCAAAGTTTCTTGTGTAGTCGCAATTCCCTGAAAGGCATTTTTTACATCTGTGGCAGTTACTTTTCCTGTTCTCTCTAAAATATCTTTGTAGTGGTGATGTATGGAGAGATTAATCTTATTAATCTCCCTGTTCAGTTCGATGGCTACACGGCTTTTGCCTGTAGCCCGTCCTGACTTGACATTCCAAAGCAGTTCGGAAACATGCAGTTTTGAGGAAAATTGAGCGATACTGTTTCCGATGCTGATTTTCCCAAGAATTGGGTAAACTACATCCTCTCTGTTACTTTTTTCAAGTCTGCTTTCTCTTTTCAGGTAAAAAGACACCTTCAGTTCGTTGTTCATAACATACACATTTTTAATTAGACAAAATTACTTCTCATGTGAGTTATTTAAACAATGTAACAAGCAGACAAACAGAGATGTAACCAGTCATCTACAGTCACTGAAATACTGTATTTTGCCCGATTAAAAACGGGTAACGTTTTAGAAACGGAAAGTTTGCTCTAATCCGCTTTTTACTGCAATTTCACTATCGGACACCACAAGACACTAAAAGACTTACACTTCTATCAATCAATTAATTACCTTGTTTTTCTCTTTCTTGCTTTTACTGTGTAGAGTTCGTATCACTATCGACCAAGTTGTAGCCCAGTTTAACACCAAACTGGAAATAAATCCGGCTCACTGGAGCGTGGAATTAGGCAAGGCTTCCGGCAGAACCGCAGAAGCTGTACACATCAATTCTATGCTGGAAAGTATTCGTAGCACAGTTCATCAACATTACCATGCGTTAATGGCGCAAAACGGATATGTAACCGCAGAACTGGTAAAGAACGCTTTTTTAGGCAAGATAGCAAGAGAACGGACTTTGATAGAGTTCTTCAAACAGCACAACGAGCAGTATTTACAAAAGGTCAAAATGAATACCACAGACAAAACCTATTCACGTTATGAACTGACAAAGAAACGGCTTATCGAGTTTATGAAGTTCAAGTACTCCGTTTCCGACATGCTCATAAAAGATATAAATGTGGTATTCATTGAAGATTTCCTGCTGTATATCAAGAACAACTACGGATGTAGCCATAATACGGCTATGAAGTTCGTACAACGCTTTCGCACAGTGGTAAACTTTGCCAAGAATACGGGTTTGGTGACTGCCGACCCTTTCGGGTCTTATCGGGTAAAATTTGAACGTACCGATAGGGATTATCTGACTATGGAAGAAATTACCGCTATTTACAATCACAAGTTCTGCACCAAACGACTGGAACAAGTACGTGATTTGTTCATTTTTAGCTGCTATACGGCACTTTCCTACATTGATGCATGCGAGTTAAGGCAGGAGGACATTCGTACCGGATTTGACGGTAATTTGTGGATTATACGGAAAAGACACAAAACAAATGTTACATCTACCGTCCGATTGCTGGATATACCAAAAGCCATATTGGAAAAGTACAAAGATAAATTGCCCAACGGTAAGATTTTACCAGTTATCAGCAATCAGAAAATGAATGATTACTTAAAAGAAATCGCAGCCATTTGCGGAATTGAAAAGACCTTGACCTATCATGTTGCCCGGCATTCTTGTGCGACTTCGGTGCTGCTCGCCAATGGTGTACCTATTGAGACAGTATCTAAAATTTTAGGTCATACCAATATCCGGACTACTCAAATCTATGCGAGGATTACCGATTTGAAAGTAAGTAGCGACATGGAAATGTTGGCTCAAAAACTGGATGTTCCAAATCGTACTGCCAGCCGATGAAATCATGTTATCGTCAGATAACAGCAAGGTGTGATTTGTGGCACACAAATCTGTTTTCCGTGCCGCAAAACACCTTGGGCAAATTCACTCCGAAGTCGTGTTGCCGATGAAAGAAAGACATTCCTTTACTAAAGATTTTCGCTCGTCGGGACGGGTGGTCCCGCCCCTTGCCGCTGGGCGTTCCCCGACCGATGAGTTTATTTTGCAATCCTGCAATCTTGTTTTATGGAAATATTGATAGCTTGATTGATTGAAAGCAAGATTTCAATATAGCTGGATTGAACAAATCTATCAACCAATAATGAAAGAAAGCGATATTGAAAACGAGAACACACCCCTTTATATCGTCTTTTCCACCCAAAAGGGCGGGGTCGGTAAAACCACCTTTACCGTGCTGGCGGCGAGTTACCTCTACTACCTCAAAGGCTACGATGCAGCGGTGGTGGATTGCGACTACCCCCAACACTCTATTGCCGGGATACGTAAGCAGGATGCCGAGCAGGTCGGGGCGGATGAAGATTACAAGCGCATGGCGTATGAACAGTTTACCCGGCTGGGAAAGAAGACCTACCCGGTGCTGTGCAGTTCACCCGAAAAGGCAATAGTCACGGCTGACGAATATGTAGCCACTGCCGGACATTGTTTTTTCGACCTGTCCGGCACGGTGAACAGTGGTACTCCGTAAGAATAACTACTTACCAAAATAACATTTTACATTAGGAGATAATACACCTCTCAAATCATCAAATTTTTTAATTTTCAATTTGTTCAAAATATTTCTTAGTTTCTCTCCAGCTTCATTTCCATTATGTTCCAAAGGATTATCAAAAATCAAGTGTGCATCCAATTTCCCTTTATCAACAAACCAATCTACATATACAGACAAAGGTCTTGGTCCATCCCATTTATTTCTATCAAATCTATAGTTTAAAGCTTTGCAAGCAAAATAGATGGTTTGAAATTTTGCATATTCTTCTATTGGCTGCAACATTCTCAAACATGTATCTTGAGTTAGATTGCCATCATCAATATTCAAAATATAATTCGCTACTCCTGAATTATTAATAATTTGACCATTTACATAACTGTTTTTCTTATCTTCTGACAGGTTAATTCCAGCAAAAACATCATATTTTTGTTCTTCAGTAAGTTTTAAAGCACCAGATTTCTCACCGCTTAACTTATTAAGTAATTCAAGCTTCCAACCCAATTTCATTGTATGCGCCTCTGTTTTGCCACATTCTTTGAAATAGACCAAATTATCAGTAACAAAAGAATTCTGTATAGAAAGTAAACATTGCTTAATGATGCTTGAGGCGTCTTTCCCAAATATTTCACAAGCTCTGTCAAAAGACATCTTATTTTCTAAAAAGTCTGCATTTTTTTGCTTAACAGATATTTTTATCTCTTTGGCTTCCCCGTTAGGAGCTATCCCTTTGATATAAACATCTGTTTTACATTCACCGCGTGCAGGACGTGGTTTCCCACAAAGTGCAACTTGATATTTTTTCCCCTCAAAAGAGAAAGTCGTTCCTACAGGGAATAGTTTTTCTACACAATGTTCTGTATTGATAAAATCTGGCATAATTATAATAAGTCCTTAAGTGAAATACTCAATGCTTTTGCGATTTTGTCCGCAACTTTTAAAGACACATTCCTTTTGCCTTTTTCAATATCAGGCAAATAGGTTCTATCAATATCAGCCATATTGGCTAATGTCTCCTGTGATATTTTGAGAGATTGTCTTCTCTCCAACACTTTCTTTCCAAAAACTTCATTTATATCCATAGCGGTGCAAAATTATGAGGGTGCAGACAATCATGCAACGGACTATTGTCTACAATAAATTTCTAAGCGATTCTTTTAAAGAAAATTACAATGACTATATTTGCTTCAGAACAGAAACAAAGAAGGGAAAGTATTAAGAATACGAGATTTTATGCAATTAAGCATTTATTCTATAAATAAAATCTTGAATGGGAGTAATATATGGTATAGCTTTATTGTGGTTTTTTCCTTTAATCTGCACTTTTGACAAATCTACACCTACAATGTTTATGCTTTGGACACTTTCCAACCGAAAAGCAAAATATTCCTTACCTGAGGGCGTAAAACCTAATTTAACCAAGTCGGATGCAGATATTAGTTTTGGGTACTCAGAAATGATACGAAACAAAAACTTATTGTTATGATTATGTAATAGTAAATAAATGGGATAGGACATACCTATGGGAATTTGTAACGCTCCACGGCGCAATCCTGCACGCACATAATAAAGTTTGTTTTTCAAAGTTTGTCGAAGTTGATTATTATCCTTGTAATAAGCAACTAACACATTAATGGTTTCTGCTTTTCTTTCTTCAGCAGAAACCAATGCTTTCTTTATTGACAAAGCTAAGAATTTAGCCAAACGAGGTGGTACAGCATTGCCAACCATTTTATAACCGTCTTTTATATCTTCATAGAAAAAGCGGAATTTATCTGGGAAAGTTTGGATTCTGGCACACTCCCGTACACTTAGTCTGCGATATAAATATTCTGCTCCTTGATGAAAAACACGTTGGGTTTGTGATACATATTTCATTTTGGGAGCTTGTGGATGAAGGGGGCAGTTCTTTGCCTGCGCTTGTATTGTAAATGAAGTTTCATCCCAGGAGCGAACACGATTACGTGCCATAAATTTTGCATCCCATGGACCTGCAAAAATGTCATGGTTAAGCCACTTCCCATATTCTTGGTTCACACCTTCATTTGCATATGGGCGAGGATTCTCTATTATATTTCCAATTGCCTTTCTTAATGTGACATAAGGTTTTCCGAATGGCTTTGGAAAATTGAACGTACAATTCAACTCTTTTAGGAAACCGACAACAAACACACGATAACGGTCTTGGGGAATATGATAGTCCGCTGCATTCAATAAAGAATAGCTTACTACATATCCAGCTCCTTCAAGAGTAGAAAGAAATGATAGGAATGTACTAAAATGTTTGTCATCTATAATCCCTTGTACATTTTCGATGAGAAAGAATTTTGGATGCTTTTCTTTTATCAATCGGATATAATCAAAAAATAATCGCCCCCGTTCATCGTCCAATCCTAATTGTCTTCCTCCCTCGCTCCACGATTGGCAAGGAGGTCCTCCAATAAATCCATCGCAATCGGGTATATTTTCTCCTTTCAATTTTCGAATGTCTGACTTACACAAATAAGTATTTGGGTGATTGAATTGATAAGTTTTATGTATTGCTTCATCAAATTCATTCGCCCAAATAACTTCATAGCCTGCTTGTTCAAAGCCAAGGTCTAATCCGCCACATCCCGCAAAAAAAGATGCGACTCTCATACCTTTAAGCAAGGACAATTCCTTTTTCTACCAATGTTTTCCGTATTTGCATAGCCACATGGTAAGCCAAATTAACGGGAACTGCATTGCCTATCATTTTATAGGCATAGTTTACGTCTTCGTATACAAATTTGAACTCATCCGGAAAACTTTGTACCCGTGCAACTTCACGTACAGTCATCCTGCGATAAAGATGCTCACTCCCTTCCACAAACTTTTGAAAGTTCTTTTCAACTTTTATCATCTTAGGTGCCTGTGGATGTAGCTGGCATTGGCGACCACTAGCTTGAACTGTAAAACCCGGCTCATCCCATGAACGTACTCTGTTGCGTGACATGAATATAGGTGAATATGCCCCTATAAAATATTCGTTATTAGGGACTTTACAAGCTTTCCCATTGGTTTTGTTCTTTTCAAGTGCCGGAATTGCAGAATCTTGCAAATCCCAAATGCTTTCACGCAAAGTGGGTTTATGCTTTAAAGGGGTAGGATATTCGAAATCATGTATATCCAAATCTTTGCGGAATCCGATATAAAACACTCGGTCACGATCTTCCGGTACATCGTAGTCATTGGCATTAAGCATTTTCAAATTCACATCATAGCCCGCTTCATCAAACAATTTCATAAAACCACTAACTGCATCCGAATGGCGTTTGGCAAGCATTCCAGATACGTTCTCTGCAACAAAAAACAAAGGTTGCTTATCTCGTAAAATACGGATATACTCATAAAACAACTGACCGCGGGCATCTTCTATTCCCTTTAACGAACCTGCTTCACTCCATGATTGGCAAGGGGGACCTCCTATTATACCGGTAATATTATCAGGGAATTCACAAGAAGGAATATCCCGGATATCCCCTTCGATTAGATTCACTTCCGGAAAGTTTGCACGGAAAGTCGGACAAATCTTAGCATCAAACTCATTTGCCGTAACTGTTCTGAAACCCGCTTTATGAAAACCTAAATCCAAACCTCCTGCACCGGAGAAAAGACTAATTAATTCCATTATATTTCTATTTTATTTCCAAAGACAATTTATAGTTATTATAGTAGTAGGCATGCCTACTATTTGAATGTCAAATTTTAAACTTGGGACAACTTTCTTCTCTGCATTGTGTATGCGAAAAGAGAATTGCCAACCTCCATCCATATAAAGCTCAACCGTATTCGCTTTATTAGGAACAAAATCCAAACTAACAATGCGGGTAGGCAATGATGCAATAGGTATCTCCATGGATGCTTTTCGATATGTGCCATTTCGATTAAGCGTACCATGCAAATTGTAAGATTGGATTTGCGTTGTCCGCTGTTTGTCAATACTAATAACCTTATAAAAATCATGTTTTCCTAAAAGGTATTCAACTAATCTACTTGGTATATCTGGATGTGTCTGATTTTGGAGATTTATTTCAGCAATAAAAGCTTGCAATAATGGTATATAAACATCATTTTCTTTGTCAGGCAAATTGTCAAACAATGTGTTTTTGTTTTTTTCTTGAACAAGATAAGTAAACACAGGTCTTACATCTTCCCAATATTTTTGAGAACAAGGGATTCCATACCATTTTGCCCCAAAATCTAGCTTTTGGCTAAGGCGGCTATGTTTTACTGCAAAATGATTATGTTTAAGGCTCAATCCGATTTCCCATTGAATATTATGACGGACAATCAAAATGTCTCGTACATCTCCTTCTTTCCCCTTAGTATCTGATTGTATTCGCAATTCCAACACGTCACCTCCTTTTTCCATTATACGGGGTTCCAATTCAAAAATTTGAATGACAGCAGTATAAGAACTCACCTTGTATATATTTTTCATTTCAGGAGACAAGGTATTCCAAGCATATTCTGCTGCCAAATAACTACTGTTTTGGACAATATTTACAGGACGAAATTTGCCAATCTCTTCGCCAAGGCTCAATAGGCAAACAAATTCATAGGCTCTACCTTGGTTGTTACTTTTATCACTCATAGGATACTTATTCTAATTTCATTTTGCGAAGTTACTCAAAATCTTGCAGAATCCCCCCTTTCATCACACAAAAGTGAAAAACAGAAATAACAACTCTACAAAAATCCAGTATCTACCAATATCTATTTTCTATATTCTACTCTTTCCTCAGCCACCATGCCGGTGGCTTCCTTCTCCTCTATCTCATAAGGTTTTACCTTTTCCGATTTAAAACGCTCCAAGTACGTATGATTAATATGATATTCAATCTCCAACAACGTCTGCTGCCTCACCACCGGCTTCAATTGGCACTCCCAGACCGTCATCACCCGCCAGCCCAACTTCTTCAATTCCCCCTTGTTCCGTTCATCACGTTGCCTGTTGCGTTCAATCTTCTTGCGCCAAAACTCACTGTTGGAATGGGGAATATGACCATCCACCTCGTGCCCGTGCCAAAAACAACCGTGTATGAAAATCACGATGCCATACTTGCACAACACGATGTCCGGCGTGCCCGGCAGCCCTTTTACATTCTTGCGGTAACGATAGCCGCGCGAAAAGAGGTAACGACGCACAATCCACTCCGGTTTCGTGTCTTTGCTCCGTATCTTCGCCATGACGGCAGAACGCTTCTTCTTGCTCCAAATATCCAT